GTCATTGTATGTTGTCTGAATTTTGTCGATTACAAAAATAAGCTTGTTGATTAATTTAATCGCAAGTTTAATCAACTTTGAAATTTTGTTTTGAAAAATCATCATAATAAATCTCCTTTCGTGATTTTAAAAATTCAAAATCTACTTGAACATGTTTATTTTCTTGTAATTCACTAATAATAGGTTTCAAAAAGTTCTAGTTTTTAATATTTTTATAAAATTTTATCGAGAAGGCTTGAAAAATTTTTAAAATAGTTTAAAATGTAAATAGTCGAAGAATACTATTGTATAATAATTTAATAATTTGACATTGTAATTTTATTTGTTAGAATTTTAATAGACCCGCTGCGAGCCACTGGCTCAAGGCCGCAAGATAGGAACCTTTTAAAGGTTCCTTCTGCATATTTGTAAGTAAGGAGTAATTAATGGATAACGTAGCTGTATTAATTGATGGATTTAATTTTTATCATGCAATATGTAAACACATGAAAAATGTTACTTATCCAAAAAATTTAAAATGGTTGGATTATGATTGTTTAATGCGCAATGTACTTTTAAAAGATAGACCTTTTGAAAATTTAAAGATAAATTTTTATACTGCAATTAATACCTTTAAATATGATAATAATGGAAATCCACATAAAAGTATTCAAAATCACAAAATATATACAAATGCTTTAAAATCAAAAGGAATTCAAATTATAGAGGGGAAATTCAAATTTAGAGATGAACCATTAAATACTTATGTAATTTGTGAGCAATGTAAGCATGAACAATTTGTTCACAAGTTTGAAATACAGTTTCCAAAAGATATACATTGTGTTAAATGTAGCAATTTAATTTCGTCAGAAAATTTAAAATGTATTAAAAAAGTAGAAGAAAAAAAGACTGATGTTAAAATTGCAGTTGATTTAATTAATATTGCTAGAGATGGGGAATATAATAAAATATTTTTATTTAGTACGGATAGCGATTATATTCCTGCAGCTGAATACATTCAAAATAAATGTCCAAATGTTAAGTTAATAATAGTTGCACCTAGTGATAAAACACAAAAAACACGATATAATCAGAAAACTCAAAAACTAGAAAATAAATCAGAATTTGTGTATAACACTTCTGAATTTCAAAAAATAGGGGTTTCTGTTCATAGATTAAGATTATCAAAATTGATAAATTGTTTATTTGAAGATGAAATAACTTTAACAAATGGGAAAATTTTAAGAAATCCTTGGTTATAAAATTTTAATTAATCCTCTTTTGTTTGTAGATTTCTTTCTTCAAAAACGGAGCTATTTGAACATTGTTAAGAGGTTTGCTCCGCCGTTTTGTAGTTAAATTTTATTTATTCACTCTTTTGCCATGGGGGTCTATGTAGAAATCCCAGTCATCTGTTTCATCTGTTTTTTCTAAATAAGCTACTTCTTTTGTAGATATTTCAAGGTCGTAACCACCACTAGTTAAGCCAGTTATCGTATGGAAATAGCCATTAACTTTATCATATAAGCCAATTACACCATCAGATAATCTTTCAACTGGAATATAATCACGCACCAGAGTATCATCATCATAAATTTGTAAGTAATAAATTGAACCATAATCACTATTACTGAAAACTTTAACAGTATAGTTTTTTGTATCAAAGCTAACAGTTGAAGCACTTATTTTGACTGTATCTGTAGTTAAATCTTTAATGTACCTGTTGCCAAATTCAGTTTCATAAATATCTGTTTTTGATGTGATGTATGAAGTGTTAATTCTATTGTAATTATTGCCACTACCATAATCTAAATAAGTTGAACTACCAGCAACAAAGTACCTAAAACAATCAGCCTCGTTATTTGCTTGCCCAATAAGACAACCACCAGCTTGCTTTGTATAAACATACTTTGCTTTGATTTTGGTTGTATCATTAGGGTAATATTCAGTATCTATACTAGCTCCAGTTGAACTAATCGAGGTTAAAAGAGCATAATTATCATCAATTATTTTCATTTGAGTATAACTTTCATCATACTTCTTAGCTGTGATGACAAGTTCACCGATACCAGAATATGCCAAACCAGATTTATAAAAATAGATGTTATCTGTAACAATCCCAGTTGATGGAATTTGAGTTAATTCATAAGTGCCAGCTGATGTTGTAATTGAAAATTCTTCACCAATAGCCGTTGTTTTAGTGCTATCTGTGTAGAACCTTGCACCCGATAAGTAGTAATCTGCTTGGGTTGAAGCGTGGTAGCGTGCATAAACTTTAATACCATAAATAACAATTTTTTCAGGAAGTTTCCAATTCCACCAACCCTCACTGCTGTTATTTGTTCCCCAAGTGCCCTCGCCATCATTATCTTTTGATGGAAAAACTCCATCTGAAATATGATAATAATCTCTATCATCCCATGAAGTAGAGTATCCGCCACCAGTCAATGTGCCATAAGATGTATCAGAGGTTAAAATAGGTTGTTCCCAAGTTTCAAGGGTAAGTGGTTCTTCTTTAATAACATATTTGTAGTAGACGTTTGAACGATTAAATGCATAATACGCAGCACCTGCAACTTTTGAAGTCCATTCATCATCTGCAGTTGTACGCTGCGTACCAGCATAATTACCTGCTGTAAAGTTTGTATCATCATTTATGTTGAAATCAAATCGATTAAAAACAGTATCATATAAACCAACTATACCATCACTTACTCTCTCAACTGGTACATAGTTACGTATTAAAGTTTCTCCATCATATATTTTGAGGTAGTTTATTGCTACATTTTTAGCGTATGGCAAGACTTTAAGAGTATCTTCATCATCAATAACAAATTCAACTGTGTCATCAGCGCTCCATGAATAATTACCTACGCTGAAATAACAGTTGCCAAACGTGGCTTCTTTGTCTACATTATAGTTGCTTAAATTATTAGCCTTAACAGAGTCACCATTGTAATTAAAGGTTGCATAGCCTCCAGCAGCATTAAAACTTATAGTGTTACTGCCAACAATAGTTCTAAGTTCATTATTATAAACGTAATATTTAAACGAAAACTCACATTTTAAAGAAGAAGAACTTTGTACACCTGTATCAATTACTTGCGTGCCTGTGTTGGAGATAGAAACTAATTCTCTATATCCTTTAACAAGTTCACGCGGCTTGTAATATCTATATGCAACCCCTTTTTCCATTAAAGGTTTTAATTTTGTTGAGGTTATTCCTGTTTCCTCATCAGTTTCAATCACTTGTGGTATAAACATTAATATTGCCCCTCTGCTAAATATCCTGTAACTTTCCAGCAAATAACACCTGAATTAAATGAAGCGTCATCTGCTGTGTAACAATCAAAAGTCGTGGTAGTTAAGTTGTAGCAAGCAACATAACGCGTGAAAGATACACAGTTTGCACTAATGAAATAATTGGTATCAGCCATTTCTTTATGGATTGATACAGTTTGATTTTTGTAAGTGATTAAAGTTCTACCCCACTGCTCAATGTAGCCATCAGAATAAATCCTCCAGCCATCACCACCATCAATATGAGTATCTGTAATAACAACAGCTTCTTGTAATGCTAAATTGCTATTATCAATTGTAACGTAAGTATCACCAATTGTAGTATCACCGTAAGTTGTACCAGCGCTATCTGTATGAGTACCGTCATCAGTTGAAGCAGTTGTAAATATTTGCTTTTCACCATTCTCATCAGTGTAGTATAAATTACCATCTTCAATATACATTTCATTTTGCTTTATAGTGGCAATTTTTGTATCAACATCAGACATAATGCCATCTTTAAAGCCATCTAAATCAGATACAACTTCATACATTTCACTTAATTCATTTACTTTTTCAACTGCGGCACTAGCGCAGTCTTTTGCTTCTGTGCAAGCAATATCTGCGTTTTTAGAATATTCCTCGCACTCATCTAGCACTTCATCAAGCCTATTTAACTTATTTGCTGCTGAATTAACTAAATCTAGTTTGTTATTAACTTCTGTTTCAAAATCTGAAATTTGAGAATTAGTATCATTTTTAAAATTATCAATTTTTTCATCAAGGTCTTTTTTATTTGCGTCTATTTTTTCATTTATTTCAGATGAAAAATTTTGTTTAAACTCATCAATGTTGTATTGCATATCTTGAGTATTACACGAAACTCTGTCGAATGATTTTTCAATTTCATCACCTTGAAAACCAGTTGAAGTAGAATAACTTTTAGGTTGATAATTAGAAACCAACCTTGTAAGTTTTATTTTTTGAGAAGTTGTAGGTGCAACATTCAAGCTAATAGAACCTCCAACTGCTTCAATTTGTACTGAATAATCCACTCCAAGTACAAGTTGAGTTTCGACATCATTTTCGATTATGTACACAAACAAATCTGTTTTATCTAAAATTTTCCAGTTAAAAACAAATTCTTTTGTCAAACCGTTGCCAATGTAGGCGCAGGGTGAATAATCAACTTCATTTGCCATATTTCCTCCTTATTTCAAAATTTGTTTTGTTCTTTTTTCAGTATAGCCAAGAACTTTCAATGAACCTTTATCAACGTCACCATTTTTGATATCATTAATTCCAGTTACGCTGTTAATTATAGCTTTAGAGTTGTATCCCAAACCAACGTGCCCGATTATGTAGCCAAATGCGAATAAATAATCTTGAATTGTGACATCATTTTTAGATATTCTGTTAATTTCTTGCTGAATGTCGCCAATCATAGGAGTTGATTGAGGTGTAAATTTTTCTTCAAAAATAAGCCTTTGAACGGCATATTGATAAACATTATCAATAAATGGAATAGCATTGGAATTAAGATTAAATATGCTAGTTATTGCGTCTTTTTTGAGGTCATCAGGGTCACCTTTAAACAAGAACCTAAATAAAGAACCTGATGTAGCTGCCGCATATAGAAATGGTTGAAGATAGCCGAACTGGAATAATAGTTTAGCGCATTGTGTTTTAGAGATGTCGCCATTTGCATAAGAAACAATAGCGTCGCCGCACATTCTAATATATTGTTGAGGTGAATTTTTGAAAGCTGTAAATAGCTTGCCGAATGGATTTCTGCTCATAGCTACTTGAAAGTTAGATAAAGAAGCGATTTCGCTAGATTGTTGAGAGCGATTTGTCGAGAGAATAAATTGTTTAATTGCTTGTTGTTCAGATAAACCTTTTTCTTTTATTAGGTAATCTATGTAAGGTTTGCCGCCGAAGATTATAGCTCCAATATCACCTATTTTAACAAAGATAGTACATAAATCTTTTAATTTTTTAGAGGTTGCGAAAGCGCTATTTTGTAAATTTTGTTTCAAGAACTCGTTAGAGAAGTTGCCTTGATACCTAGCTTTAACGTATGGAATTTTCATCATATAGTCGATTGTTCCTTTAAAGTCGGATAAGGCTTTAATAAAGCCAACTTGCCAAACCATATAAGGCATATCCGCAGCATAGTTGTTAGCGGATAGAAGTTGTTTTAAACCAACTATAGGTTTAATTGCTATATTACCTTGAATCCAGTTCGATATTAAATTATCAAAAACCTTGTTCACGCCGTTAAAAACTGGAGCTTGTTTTTTGTAGGTAATGTTATTTAAATTTTGTTCAAGAGTGCGATATACATCAACGTTATATTTGTCGATTATAGCTCTTTTTAAATCGTTGTTTTTAAACCTCAAATTGGCTCTATCAAGACTTTCAGACATAAATGCAAATTTTGCTACACCATCTAAATGAGAGTATAGAATTTCAACAGGGTTGCCAAATTCTAAAGGGATAGTTTCAGAATTTGAACGAGCTTTAGTAAAGCCATTGTTGAGAGATAAAGATGAGTAATCGTTGTATAAATCAACTTCCGAACCACGTTCAGGAGTAGATGGGAAGTAGCAAGAAACTTTAGGTAAATCAAGGCCATATTTTTTAATGAAAGCTTTGTTTACAATATTGTAAGTAGATTGAGCAGTACTCATCATAAGTTCAGCCAACCTTACATCTTCAATAGAAAGCTCATCATACATAGCGTCAACGACTTCATCACCAAACATATTTCTTAATCTTTTTTTAGTCACATTATTTTTGTCATAGATGTAGGCTCTGATAATTTCCATTTTTGTCAATGTTCTGTTAATTGTTCTTGTTTTAACAATGTTGCCATCTTTGTCATATTTGCGTCTTATTTCTTGATAGGTATGTTTTTCAGCCAAATAATCAAGTATTTTTTTATCCCAGCACCACAGCGGCAGATTGTAGATTTCAGCAACTTTTTTTTCAAAATTTTGTGTTTTTTCGTGTTTCCAAGCAGTAGCATTAGTTTCGTCATAGAGAATTTCAGAAGCATATTTTTCTTTAATTTCGTTGTTAAAAATTGCATTTATCGTTGATTCTAAATTGCCGAACCAATTAACATAAGTTTTTAAAATCGCGTTAGGATTTTTCTTTTTTTGAATAATGTCTATAAGTTCGTCAATATCTTGTTCTTCCGATAATTTTTCTTGTAAATCGAGTTCAGATTTTGCCATTTTGCCAGCCAATTTAATCTGCATAATGTCGTCATATAAACTTTTCATTAATTCAGTATCGGCATAAATTCTTCCATCTGCTTTGTAAGATAAAAACTTGTTATATAGTTTTTCTTCAAAACTTATACCGTTATCTTCTGCTCTTGTGAATTTTGATGATTCTAATCTTATCTCATCAGCTTTTTCTCTAGAAAGCTTGTCTAATTTTCGCAATTGTTCAAATATTTTATTAGTTTGATAATTGTATTTTCCGACAGTTCTGCCATTTTTCTTGATGTTTTTAGTTTTTTGAAGTTCTTTATGGATATTATTTTCTAAATTGCGTCTATAAGCCATATCTTCCATAGTTTTTGCAATATCCATAATGTTATCAATTGAAGCCATTAATAATGAAGTTGACGGGATATCAAGAATGTTAGATGTTATTTTAGCTTTATCATTTGTAGATAAGAAAGTCATACTTTTAACAATTTGTTTAACTAATTCTTTGTATTCTTCATTAGAATTAATATCGTATTGATTTTTAAGTTCCATAGCTTTTTGAAGAATTTGTCTTTTCGCTTTGTCATAAACATCAACATTTTCTTTGCGAACAATCATAGCAGAATCGTAGATAAACTTATCTTCAAAGTCTTGTTTAATCTCATCAGGTAGATTATTAAGCCATTCATAGATTGCAGCAGTTGCTACAGTTCTATTTTCATTTTTAAAGTATCTAATAAGCAATTTGTATTCTCTATTTGCATTTTCAATAGCTCTTTGAAAATAGTTTGCACGTTCATCAAGTTCAGAAGTTTCATCAAATTTTCCATAGCGTTTATTAATAATTACGTCATAAGCCTGAAAAGCTAAGTCATAATCGCCAGTAGTTTCATCTGTATCATAATCAACTCCAGTATCAGTGTAGAACTCACTCCATTCTTTATGAAAACCGCCATTAACAGTAATTTTATCATCTACTTGTTCGAGGAGTTTTTCAATATTTTCTCTTTTTTTAATTAGAGATTTAGAGTTAGAATTTGTTTCAAAAATAGTTTTTAAGTATTTAATATCTTTCCCTGTTGCCACAGAAAGTATTTCATAAGAAACTTCTTTATGTTTTTTTGCGACGTCAGATAAATTTTTGTCATCAATTGCTTGAATATGTTTAATGCGGTGCTTACGTGAAATAGATTTAACATTTTTTAATAAGTCATTAATTTGTTTTTTTTCTTGAATAAAAGCGTCAGTTCCAAACAAATCATCAAACATTTTTTGAACTTCTGGAGAGATATCAACGTTAGGAATATCCATAACGTGAGCATAAACTGTTTTAAGCCATTCTTTAAAATTTTCAAAAACTTTTTTTAATTTACTATTTGGCGCTTTACCTTTGTAAACGTACGCAACAAAATTGTTAGCAAATTTTTCGTGTTGCGCAGTTGTATATTCACCACTAAAGCCAAGCCACTTGTTAACGTTGTCAAGTTGTTCTTTTGCGTCAGGGTTAACTTCTGCCATTTCATTAAGCATATCTAAGAATAAATGACCAAACTCATGCAACGCAGTAGAGCTGTTATTATTTTTCATAATAGTAACAACGTGTTTTGTTTCAGTATCTTTTTTAAAATAATTGTAAAATTCATTTTCTAATTGTTCTTTTTTTTCGTTATGAATTTCCAATAATTCTTGCAAACTTTGTTGAGAATTTTTATAAGTATCTACATAGATATCAGGTACTTCTTGATTGTTCATAACGTAATATGCGTTTAGCATAACATCATTTTGTTCATCAATATTTTTAGGATTTTCAGCAAATTCAAATGCTTTTTCTAAGATATGAGCTTTAGAGAGTAGATTAACAATTTCCTCATCAGGAATTTTGCCTTCTTTTTCTTCAATTTCTTGCCAAATAGAAATCAATTTATCCATAACTTCTTGATAAGTGTAACCTGCAATAAGTTTTTGTTCTTCAATATTTTGATAATATCCTCTGTAGTTATTTGTATTATCATCTTGAAATCTAACTTTATTACCTTTCATTTCTTTTATGTTATATAAATGAACAGTCTTGACATCATTATTTGTTTGATTTATATTATCCTTGCTCCGAGAAGGACTATTGCTACGTTTAGCGTAGCCACCTTTAGGAGCATTTTTTGTTTCTTCACATTCTAATCTAACCCAATATGTCTTTTCACCAATTCTGACATTGACATCAAAATAGTGATAATTTGATACATTAGGTTTTTCTTTTTGTTTGTTATTTACGTCTGAATGACTGTATGTTGAGTTATTGATAAGTTCTTTTATTCCTGATACATATTTATTATGTCTTTTTCTGCTTGATATATTTAATTCCTGAAAATTACCTTGATTTGTAATTTTATTAACAACACGTTGGCCGCCTTTAATATCAATTTTCCAATTTGGAGAAAGCGTTTCAAAGACTTCACCACTAGCAATAATATCTTTGATATGCTTTTCAATTTCTTCAAAAGTTGGAACTTTATCAAACTTGTCAGTCCAATCAACAACATTTTCATTGACTGATTGAAAATACGTTTCTAAAACCTTTACGGCTTTGTCATCAAATATAACATAACATCTTCCGTCTTGCTGTCCGTCATAAGTAATACCCTTAATACCATACTTGTTGAGCATTCCACTTGCAATTTTTGCAGTTTCTTCATCACTTGTTTGTATATCATTATTCAAATCTCTCATTTGTATTAAATTTCGCAAATTTGAATAAATTTGTTTTCCAGTTTGAGGTTTGGCATATTTCTCAAAGCCACCAACAAGCGTTAAATAATTAAAGTTTTCTTCTAAACACAAATCCTTTAAAGACTGAATAACCTTTTGAGATTGCTCTTTTATAACCTTATCTTCATCAAGCAAAACTTCTTTTTCAGGAATATCAACTTTGAACAACTGCCCCTCAATCTTATCTTTAATCGTTGCTCCGTTTGATATGTCTTTTAATAATCTTTTGTATGCGTCAACTTTTGTTTTTGCATAATCCATAAATGGATAGCTTTCGTCTTTGAGTAATTCTTGCCATTCTTCGACTTTTTTCTCCAAAAAATCTTTAGTAGAATTTAACCAAGAACTTTGAACTGCAGGTGCGTGAATAAAATTATACACTGTTCTGTCAATATCAATGTCATAATTTTCCAATATTGGTTTGCCGTCAATAAGTAGGTTCTCATATTCCTCATCTAAAGAACGCTGATTATTGCGTTTGTAATTTGATAAAGTTCTTCTATATCTTTCTGAAACATCTTTATTTTCAGCAAAATACAATCCATATCCATGAGCTTGATTACCCTCCCCAGTTCCAATATTGTCGCTAGAAAATTCATCAAATCTGTGCGGAGAGCCATGATATACTGATTGAAAATATGTTTTACCATCAGAATCTTTTACACCTTTTAACATTTCTTCAACTGTTAATTCATCTGGATTGAAGTTTTCTACATTTTCGTTTATACTGTCAGAAGAAGATACCGATTTCATAAGGTTGCTTGAAAGAGATGGACTGGAAGTCGGTATCTTTTTGTCAATAATAACATCATAAACATCAGCATTCAAAATGTTGAATAAATTTTTCTTTTCATTATTTTCTGCAACAATTCTTACAGTAAAAACATTGTTATTTATTTTTATTGGTACATAGAATCTCAAATAATTATCAACATTAGGTTTACCTTTTTTATCTTTATTTTCAGTTTTTTCAATCAATATAGAGTTTTCTAATAAGTCTACAATATTTTTAACAGATGTGTTTCGTACTTCTTTATGTTGTTTTTCGACTTTGCTTGAACCTGCAATATGGTCTGGCATATATACATTTTTTTTGCCTGTTCTTTTTGAACTTTTAACAATGCTAAATATTGCTTTTTTATCTTTAGAACTAATTTCTTTTATGTCTATTAAGCTTTTAATATAAGCACTTAAATCTTTTTTTGATAAAAATCGGGACGCGGGAAAATCAGAAGATAAATCTACTACATTTACTTTTTGATTAGCTTTTACACCAGCAATAACTGGTTGATAATATGTTTTTTCTCCCACAGGCACATTAAATCTTATTTGCACATTATCAATAAACTTATCAAATATTTTTCTAGCCTTTTCATCAAAAGTTCCATATTTTTCAAACATAGAACCAACTATTATAGAAAGGTTTTGAGATTGTTTTTCGTTAATACCCGCGTCAAGTAGTTTTTCATACACAGTATCTTTAATTTCTTTTTGTCTTAAACGTTGTTCTGATGTCAAATCTTTAACTTTAATCGAGTTATTTTTAACTAAACCATCAATATATTCTAATTTTTCATTTTCAGTAGAATTAGTTAAAACTTCAATATTTTTTTGAGGTTCAACTCCATTGCGTTGCATTGCGTCGCCCAATAGATTTCCAGCAATGGAAATAGTGCCACCTTGAAGCGCGATAACACCACATAATACGGCCCATTCATCAGGCGATTTAAAAATAGTTTTTATGTAGTTTTCAAGACTGCGTTCTTCGTCATTTGTGCCAAGAGCCAAATTTAAAACATCTTCTAGAACTTCTTCCCCGAGTTCTTCTAAAAATCCGTCAAATTTAACAGCACTTTTAAGCCAATCAGCGTTTTCACCTTTTATTGGCAATTTGTTTACTGTTTCATAAATTTTAGATAAAAGTTCACTTGAGTTTTTGATAAACTTTTCTAACTTTGGAACGTTTTTTAAAACTTTGTCAAATTGTTCAGCTCCTACACTTGCTATTTTTCTTGTTGCAGGATTATTTATTACAGATTTTGCGACGTTGCCAACAGGTTTAATTAACCCAGTTCCAATTAGTGCCCCCATACTTTCAGTGAAAAAAGATAAATAAACAGCCTGCATAGATTTCAAAAATGCTTTTGCTGGAGATATTGTAGCGTCTTGAAATACAACAGTACCTCTATCTGTAATTTTCACTTTGTCGTTTAATTTTCGTTCATTATAACCAGCCCAGAAATCGCCAGCTAAAACACCAGCAATAGTACCACCAACAGCTGCAGATAAAGTACCCTCTGTAAGTTCACCAAGAGTATAGCCAACACCCTTTGAAAATTTTTCTCCAACTTTACCAAATTTATTTATTTCAGTTAATCCAGAAGTTGCTAAAGTTCCAAGTTGTTTACCTTTTCCAGCAAGCCCTAAAAGTTTCAAGGCAATGCCTCCAACAGCCATTTCGCTTCCGAATGCAAACATAGAAGGCAAATAACTTTCGCCAATATTACCGCCTATTGAATAACCTCTAATTTGTTTTTCGTATTGACGTTCTTTAAAATCGTTAAAATATTCAAGTTCATCTTGAGTAATTTGTTCACCATTTTTAATTTTATCAGCGATATTTAAAAGTTTTTTATTAACGCTTCTTTTTATGTGTCCACCTATAAAAGGTATTGAATAACCAGACATAAAACTATTTTGTAAGCCTTCAAGAAAACCTATTTGTTTTCTCAAATCAGTTTCATCATATATAGCTTTACCTAATAATTTAGTTTTAGGTGATAAATTGTACTTGTAATTTTTATCACCTTTATGCGGCATTTGTTCATTTTCGTTCATTTGTGCGGAAACAAGTTGAGCCTGATATATATTGTTGCCAATTCTATCTAATAACGCACCTGTTCTATCTATAAAACTTGCAGTTCCCTCATTTACTCTTTTGTTACGAGCTTCTTTTTCAAATTTAGTTTTTTCTATTATTTCATCAACTTTTTGAGAATGTTCAGCGATTTTAGGGTGATTAAGGATAAAATTATCTTTTTTCATATCGTATGTAAAAACGTTGTTATAAGTTCCGTCAAATTCTTCTGTGAGCATTTTGCCAGCTTCTAAGACACCAATACTCCCTTTATCTTGCCAAGCTTTAACTTTGTCAGGAGCTTCGTTAATAATTACATCATTTGCATACACTTCAAAATCGTTTGTTGGTTTAAGTCCAAGCATTTCAGTAGTAATTTTTTGATTGTTATTTTGATTTTCATTTTCGTCAATAATTTGATACATTTTTATCCCTTTATACTATTGTATGTTTCCATAATATTTTTCACATATTTTTGAGTTTCTTTATAAGGAGGTATTTTATTGTCGTACTTAGCAACAGCAGTTGGGCCTGCATTATATGCTGCAAGAGCGAGAGGAACGTCGCCATTAAATTTATTTAATAGAAAAGCGAAATATTTAGTTCCAGCAGAAATATTTTGTTTAGGGTCATACAGATTTTTAACACCAAGACTGCTTGCAGTTTTTGGCATTAACTGCATTAAACCACCAGCGCCGGCACTAGAACGTGCATTAGGATTAAACCCTGATTCTTGTTTTATTATTGATTTAATTAAAAGAGGGTCAACACCATAGAGCATTGCATATTTGTTAATAATCTCATCATATTTAGTATTATCGTTAAACACAACTGTTTTGTTTGAGGTTCGCATTTTTGCGTATTCATTTTTAATTTCTTTGTCAACAAGCTTGTTAAAATCCGACTCACTCATAGATGGATTAGCCATAGAAGAAACAGCAATATTAGTAATTACATTGTTTGCATTTTGGTTAGGCAGAATTGAACGTATTGTACTAACGTATTGAGGATTAGCGGCTCTGAACCATAATTGAGGGTTAGAAGAATTAGCTTTTGTTTGTTCAATTGCGTTTTTTGCAGCTTTAGAATAAATGCTTGCCTTTTCAGTACCAGATAAATTTTTCAAGTCAGACATAGAGATACCACGTTGCGAGCATAAATTGTTCAAGCTAGACCAATAATATACACTAGCGAGAGCTTGTTCTTTATCGCGTTCTTTAATGTTTTCAGCCTTATCATCACTAAATTTTGATTTGAAATAATCATCAATTTGTTTGTAGCCATAGAAATTGTGTCCATACCAATGCGCTCTATCTGTATAATTTTTAGCTTCATTTTGAATATTTATAGTTGCTGGAAGAACGAAATCGTTCATAAGTTTGTTGTAATCACCTTTGTCAATTCCAAAGTATCGAGCCTGTGCAACTTGTGATTGAAATTTAGCAATTTGTCTAATCGTATCTTGTGGAGTTTTGTTTTCTATGCCGTTTAGTAGCCTTGAACCTTGTAGGAATAATTCATTTGTTATTTCGTCTTTTTCGTTTGTTGTAGGTTGTCTTACTTTTCCTTTTTCTGTTAAAAACGTCCATTTTTTATTGCCGATAATTAATTCAGAATATTCAGGATTTTCTAGTGTTTCAGACTTTTGGCTTTTTTGTTTTTGTTTTTCTTCTTGCTTGATTAATTTTCCGCTATCAATATCAACATAGTAATCAGACTTTGTAGAAAACCCAAGCATAGCAGAAAGTATTGTACGCATAGTTTTGTCAACATTTTTGTTACTTAAAATTTGTTGAGCTTCTTTTGTTGTAATTGTTCCATCAAAAGCTTTGTTAAGGAGTTCAGAATTTGTATTAATGAGATTAGCAATTCTATCAACTGCGTCAATTTCTGTTTTTTTAAGAAGCTTATTTTGAGCAGATTGTTTAAGTTTTTCGATAGTTTGAGCGTTATCTAAATCTTTAATAACACTTTCGTTACTCAACAATTTTAAAGCCAATGCTGGATTATTAGTCATTAAGCCGTCAATATATTCAGTTAATGCGTCGTGCGAGAAGTTTTTCAAAGCTTCATTAGTAACAAATTCACCCAAAATAGGTGTTGCCGCTTTTTTAAGTGCGTCGTGAGAATTAGCATATATCAACCTAACATCATCAATATTTGCGCCATTTTTCCCGAGCATAGACATTTGGTCAAGTGATTGTTTATAGCCATTTGATAAATTAGTTTGAGCATTAGATTGTTGTTGTTTTTCTTGCCACTGAATATTGTAGAGTTTAGTTCTATCGAAAATTGTTTTTTTAGTATCGCGCCATTGTTTTTCGAGAGTAGGATTAACATTATATTTTTCGCTCAATTTATCAAAAGCTTCATTAAGTTCAATATCTCTTTGAGGATTGGTTGGGTCAGCTTGATATTTCAAATTAATTTCATTATTTTTTTTGTACCATTCAGAAGATAAATCTATTTGTTTTGAAGCGAGGTCAGATTCATTTGCTTTTTGGCTGATTGAAACACCAGCATTCAAAACTTGATTAAAGATTTGAACATTTTGACCAAGCGTAGATTGTTCAGCAATTGGTTGTGAAAAATACTGCCTGTCATCACCTCTTTGTATATGCATAATTTTCCTTTCATATTTAACAAAGTCATAAAGCCAAAGCCCTTCCCCTAGTTAGGGGAAGCGGGGAAAGGGTAAACGACCCTCAAGAGGGCAAAAGCGACAATTCCTCAAAACTTGTAACAAAGCCCAAATTACTTACCAGTAAAGTAAGCCATTGCGCCATTTGTAATACCATTCATAATTGAAGAATAGAAAGCGGTTTTACCTTGTCTTATCAAATTTTTAGATTGTTTATTTGAATTATTAGCAATAGCATTAATATCTTTAAGCGAAGTTTCATAAGTTTCATTAATAACTTCTTCTGGAGTTCCTGTGAAATAAACTCCACCTTTCAAGAAAGAAGTTTTCTGTTCAGACATCAATTTTTTAGCAGTTCTTGCGCGTTCGTCGATTTGTTCAGTAGCGGATTGTTGAATAGCTTTTGCTTCTGATTTTGCATTTTGTACACTAGAAATACCTTGAGCAATACCTGAACCAAGAGCAGATACAGCTAAGATAATAGGGATTAATGGTATAGCCATTTTAATATTCCTTTCAATTTTTTGCTATTTGTTTAATGTAGGGTACAATCATTGTTATGTGGAATGGTAAGGGGCTATCTTGCACCACGAAATAATATTTGTCTTTTTCGTAATTACCCGAGAACGTAATTTCTTTGTAGCCGTCCATTGGTAGAGGTGGCACATCAAAAAGCCCATCTGGATTAAAGTCCTGTACAACATCAAGGTGATATAAACTATCACCAATTTTTCCACCTGCTGAAAAATTCAAATCCAGACCAATTTTGTAAATATTTTTAGGGCTAGTGTAGGTTTGAGAAGTTTGTAATATCATACCTAAGTTTGTACTTTTCAAAATTCCTTTATATTTCAAGCCAATAATTGCAGTTCCTACTTTGTTTGTGTTGGCGCTTGTAATATCAACTTGACCATTTTTAACAACGAAATCGCCAATATACCCACCATTTCCAACAACTGAAACAGTTTCACCCTCTAAGTGTTCAAGTCCAGAAAATACAGTTGCAGAGAGATACCAATTTGAAGTTACGTTTGATGTTGGTTTTAATAATACGTTTACCCTCACTTTAGAAGCACTAATAAATTCAACTATATCCAAAATCCCATATTCACGGCCTGTGGTTGTTTGATACCAAATTCTTTTTCCAATATCGTGAGCAGAAAATATTTCATCTTCGCAAGTCAAAATATTTTCATTCAAAATTATTTTATTTGTTTTTAGACCAGAATATTTCATAGAACAATCTAAGTAATTGCAATCTCTTAATTCTTCTGCAATTTTTCTGTAAAAAGCGTATTTATCTTCTTTTTCAATTTGTCTAATTTCAGTTTCAGTTGCTTCTTCTGGAATTTCAGATACAAAATCTTCAAACCTTGAAAATTCAACAGTTTCAGTCAATCTTTCAAGGTAATATCTTTCAACACCGTTCACTGTTCTTTTAATGTTAGCGAACAAATCATAATTACCATCGGGGCGAGTTACAGTGCAGATATCAATAAATCTACCCTCTGTAATAAATTCAGACCATGAATTAACAACTTCATCATTAGAAAAACATATTGATAACAATCTACCATTACATACTGCAAATAATAGACCGAACCTGTCAAATTTGTTAGCGATTTTTGTTATTCCGCCTTTTGTGATTTCATAATTTCCTTTTGAAAGATTTGTTGATTTAAACTGTTCCAATAGAACATCATACTCAAACATATAGAGCATTCTGCCATTGCTTGATATAAAAAATACAAAATTATCTTTATGTACTGGCAAGACGTCAGACACTCCATCACGACAAGAGAGTTTTGCAGAAATATCAGTTGGAGTAATTGCTGTTGTAACAGAACCACCATTGACTGTTAAAATTCCCTCAGCAGTGCCAACCATAAGAGAGTTTACTCCAGATATCAACCATAAGGCCTGAGAATTAGCTTCAGCCAAATCAAATTGATAACCGTCATTTGTACTAGTACCAACGGTTATGTTGTTGTAATCTCCACCTTTTGAACCGTACAAATATGTAGGATATTTAGATGACGAGCAACGGTTCAACCTATTTTCGTAAAAAGCACAGGAACATGGATAACCATGTCCGTCTGATTCTGATGTGCTTGACAAACTTTTTGTGCCAGAATTTGTATAAGTTGTCACATTTAATTCAAAATTATTGCTTGCGGTTCTTTTAAGTTGGTATTCAGGGTAATGACCATTTTTGTGAGTTATATATAAAACATCACAATTTTGAGTCATAGATAGATTAAATATTTCTGTTCCGTATGGGTGAATGAGAGTATATTCTTCACCATTATCATCAAGAACACGTACCAATTCACCAGAAGAATTGTATGTCCAAAATTCAATATATTGTATTCTAAAAACTAATAAATAAGCTTGTTCTTGACTAAACTTAAATTCATAAAGTGCAGAATTTCCAATTTCGTCTAAGAACTCAAAGCCTGTACGATAATAACAATCACCTTTAACTGTATGAAAAAAGTTTCTTGAAATTTCATGACCATTTTGATATAGCGGTAAATCATAACGACCTTTAATATCTCTATCAATTTGACCTGATGAAAAATTGTTATGTGGTATGGAAGTTCTCATATAAAACCTTTCAATTGAATTTTGTATATTCAAGTCCTCCCTTTTTAGGGAGGATATAGGTGGGTAGACAGCCCGCAAGGGGCAAAAGCAACAACTCCTCAAAGAATGTCATTGCGAGATTGAATTTTGTGTAGTGTGAAGCGCAAGCGAAACACGAAGTAGTGCGGAGCAAAGCGAATGAAAACTTTCGCGCCTAGCGAAATGGAATGAGCGAGTGCGGAGCGTGGAACAATAATTCAAGAAAAAACGCCCGTGGCAATCGCAAGGATTATGAACAAAGTCATAAATTCCAGTCCTCCCTTTTTAGGGAGGATATAGGTGGGTAGACAGCCCGCAAGGGGCAAAAGCGACAAACTTTTAAAAACTGTCATAAAGCCACTCTTATCATCTCAACGGATAATTTGCCCTATCAATTTCAGCATTAAGTTTAGCCATTCTGTAGCGTGGTTTGTTTACGACTGTAAGCCTGTTGTCGTTTCCGTATTTTGTTGAACATTCAATATATTTTTGTTGAGCAATTCCTCTAATCCAATTTGTTTTTTCAATATCTTCTGTAAGTGGAGTACAAATTTTTTCTGCAAGTTTTAACGCTAATAAATCCACGAAATCTGAATCAAATTGAGTAACATCTTTCACGTCAACCAGATATCTTATATTAACGTTTTCGATATCCTCATTACAGTAGAGTTTATTTTTTTCTATCTGATACAAATTGCATTCAATAGGGCTACCCAAATTTAAGACTTGTAAAAGGTCTTTAGGGAGTGCATAAGCTTTTTTGTATCCATAAACAGGAACAAAATCAGCAATTTCAACGAGCCTTGCACGTTCTATCGCAAAACTTGCATTCAAATTTGTGAGTAAAGATTTTCTAACTATATCGTACCAAGCAGAACATTTTTTGCTTTCTTTTGTATTTTCTTCAAAAGATGTAATATTTCGCACATTCAAATAGTCAAGAGCCAAATTACAAATATCTATATCAGAAGTTATCATAAATTATTCCTTTTTTTAATAAAAAGGGTAGAAAATCTACCCTTATGACGAAAATTAGATAGTAGAAAGAAGCTTCATAACGCGTCTACCCTCGCGTCTAACACCTTTAACCCACATATCGATTGTAACTTCCCATGAGTTTACTTTAGTTGCAGATTTTTGACAATCCAATCTGCCAATTTCAATAGCGAATGAAATAGCATTAGGTGCTAATAATAAGTTTGTACGAACACCATCAGCCTCTCCTAATACAGGCAATTCAACTTCTGATACACCATTTTTAGTACCTGCGAAAGTCACAACATTAAAACCAGAAACATTAGTAATTTTACCTTTGTCAATTACATTTGAATTAGAATAAAGAGCGTTGATATATTTGTCATCATTTCTTAATTGTTCTTCTTCGTTCGCAGAAAGTGCCAAAGTTACACCATTTGCGCAATCAATATAATTATTTTCAAACGCTGTTATTGCAGGAGATATAACTTTTTCATAGTTGAAAGCATTTTTGCCGTCAATAGTGATAACACCGTCATCAGCTGCACTAACTACTTCACCTGCTTCTTGAGGACTACCAATAATTACAGGAGCTATTGCAGCGTCAGCGATACAACGGTCAGACATTCTATTTTTTGCTTCTCTTAAGTTAGCGAACAAATCAGAAGTTGGGTCAGTGATAAAATTTACGCATTTGTCGTAATCGTCAAACAAGTATGTTTTAGTAAATCTTCTTTGAACAGATTTACGGTTTTTAATACTCATTTCTTCATAAACTTTGTCAGGGTTAGAACCTTTGTCAGTAACCTCTGTAAGTTCAGTGCTACCGATAGTAGCTAAGTTTGAAATACCTTTAATGTCAATGTGACGAACAGCAGGAGTAGATAGAAGTTTGCTATCAACTTGTTGAGCCACTCTAATAAAGTTTTTTTCAAAAACTAACAATTCAGCTTGTTTAAAGCCAGTTGCCATTGCATAACTCATTTTTCAATTTCCTTTCTAATTTATGCTACAGTACTATTTGAACTATCGTTTAATAGTTCATTTGCGGACGGAAAACCGTCATCATCATTTGTATTTTCAGAAATATTTTGACTTCCATTAACAGCGTTAACGATTTTTTCAAAGAAAGATAGCGATTTTTTCTCAACAGCTTTTTGAACTTTTTCAAAGTATCCAACTGGAACTTTAACTAAACATTTTTCGCCTTTTAAATCTAATTTATACGTTCCATCTGGTGAAACTTTAAGAAACGAGCATTGAGCTTTTTCTTTAGGTGTTTTCATAGGAATTTTTAGTACTTTTTTCATATACGCTAACGTTGCTTTTTCTCTCATTTCGGAGATTGAAGAAGTCATAGGTAGAGGCACTTCGTATAGGTCAAATAGACTAGCCAAATCTTGAATTTCCAAATCATTTAATTCAGCAATATCTTTCCCTATAACGGAGTTTTTATCGTCTATATTTTCAACGTTAGTAATAATGCAAGTTCTAAGCCTTGAGAATACTTTGCCGATTTTCTTTTTATCGTGCGCGATAAAATAAGGTACAAAACGTTTTTGAACGTGAGTTTCAATACCTTTTGCATTGGGTCTTGAAATAGTAAAGTCGTAATTAAAAGGTTCATACTGTTTTTGTCCTGAACCAGTATCTGACTCATAAATTCCCTCTACAGTAATTTTTAACATTTTCTAACTCCTTTTTATTGATATAATGACATTATTTGACGTTGAATAGATAATTTTTCTTCTGGCGAGTGAGGACGTTTGTTAAGTGCTTCCATTTCAGCAACAAGCCTTTCGTATTCTGCGTCTTTGTCTTGCTCTGACATTCTAAGCATTTTGTTGTTGTTAGCGTTTTGAGTGCCCTCTTTAAAGCCGTACTTGTCAACCAAACCATTTGCAAGTTTGTAAAACATTACAATAACGTTATTTGGAATAGCTTCTTGTAAAAATTGTTGGTCTTGTTGAGGTAAAAATTCTTTTATTAAACTTTCAACGGTTTGTCTTTTTTGCGTATCACCATTGAACATGGTATTCACGTCTTTTTCAAGCTCGTCAGCATTTGTATATTCTTTAAATTTTTCAATTTCAAAATCAGTGTATTTTTTCAAAATTCCTTGACCTTGTTCTTTTGTCAAGCCCAAATCTTTAAATTCATTTCCAAAATAATCAAGAGCTTCATCTGGAAACTGAAATTGTAAATTTCCATTTTCATCTTTCAATATATCGTTTAGAGCATATTCATCAACTGATGATGGAACGGTTGGAGTGGAGGAATATTTTTCATCTAATGCTTTTAATAAATTAGCTTTTAATTCGTCACCCGATTGACCTTGAAAGTTTTTTGCCCAATCTTTTTGTAAATACTCATCTGGAAGTGAAAACTCTGCAATTTGAGTTTGTTCCTCAACTTTTCCACCATCTTCGTTTTCAGTGTCTGGAACTACCTCTGTGTCGAGATTAGTCGTAATTAATTCTTCTTCCATTTTTTCTCCTTTTCTATCATTTCAAATATTTTATTTTCATTTTCTGTCATAAATTCCAGTATTCCATTTTGCTTTATTTTTCATACTTGTAGTCAAGCCCAAATTAAAAGCCCCGCTGGGCTAAGTCCTCCCTTTTTAGGGAGGATATAGGTGGGTAGTCAACCCGCAAGGGGCAAAAGCGACAACCTTTCAAAACCTCACTTTTCGTCATATATTTCAACTTGCGCTAAAACATCTTTAGGCAATAAACTTCTTAAAATCAACCAAATATCTCTGCGCCCAGAACGATATGCTAAAAGGTCTTTGTCGATATTAGTATTTTCGCTATCCCACAAACAAGTATTTTTAAGAAATTTCAAGATATAAATTCCGTTATTACCTTTAAAAATTTCTTTGCAGGAAAGTTTTAAGTTATCCAATTCTTTTTGCTGATTTTCTAACGCTTTACGTTTAGATTGTTTAAGTTCGTCAATTTTCGATTTAGTATTGAACATTTGCTTGTGCCATATCCTTTCTTGCCCCAGCGATATTTTTCATATATTCAGACTGAACCATTTCTGATTGTATTTGTTGTTGTTGAGCTTGTTGTTCTTCTATTTTTTCAATAATTTCTTCATACTGATATTTTGATTTAATTAACTTGTCATTTGAGAGATTTGAAACAGATTTTAAGAGTTCTAAAAATTCATAATCGTTTATTGCGTTTACGAGTTCAGGTTTAATTTGTAAAATTGCATTCAAATATTGCAAAAATCTTCCTAATGCTTCATAGATTTCAGCGTTGCTAAATTTTTCAAGTTCGCCATTAAATTTGAGTGTGTACCAAATTCGATTGTCTTTCATAGCTTTGGCAATAGGTTCAGGAATGAAATCCTGTTCTTGAACTACTTGCTGTTTGTAAGCAATTTCATCTTCTGTTCTTTCTGGTAAAGAATCCAAATCAACTCCATACAATCCACAATCTTTGATAATTGATATCGCACGTTTTATGGTAGGTTCAAGACATTCAGTTTTTTGTTGAGTTAAAAGACCATTAATTGATTTACCTCTTATTGACATTCTGTAACTTGATTCTGTTGCAGTCATTGCCGTTTGATTGTTAAAATCAAGTAACTGGTCTATTTTAAAGATGTTTGTGATATCTTTTTTAAGTTCTGGAATTAAGAACTGAATAACTGCGGAAATATCACCAGCTTGAGAGAGTGGAAAAATTGGTGCTTGACCGTTTGGAATAGCTTGCGCGTTAAAAAGTGTAACAGAACTTGCAGAGCGGTTAATTACATTTCCAGCGACCAAAGCACCTGAAAATACGCCAAGAGGAGCGTCAGTAATTTTTTCTATGTTGTCGACTGTGTCACCTGCTATATGGTTAAGCATTTTTATTGAAGAAATTGCAAGACTTCCAGAACTTTCACCATACACTTGATTGTTTACTCTAATTGCACGACACATAGCGATAGGCATTTCGTTAAAGTATTCAGTGTAGAACACTTCATTTTTGCCATTATCAACAAACCAGTAGCCTTTGAATTTTGCACCTATTTTACCTCTAGTGTGTAAATTGTATGATGAATTTGGCATTATTCCGCAAACGATTTTAAATTTGTTGTTAAATTTTTTAGATGAATATGCTCTTTGAATTTCATCAGGAAGTCTGTTGAATTTTTCTTCATCAAAAATACCGTTTGTGAAGCAAAATTCTTCAATTATCTGATTTAATCTCCAGTTATAGACAGTGAATACAACGTCAATTCTGTTATTTCTACCCTCATCAATGCAACTGTTGTAGACACCATAAGGTTTGAAAGCAAGACAGCATTCAGATTGATTGTTGTCGTATTCTTTACTTCTGAATGTTCCAATTCCAGAAGTTGCAAAAGAGAATTGGTCGTATGTGTATGAACGGAGTATTGCAGTAAAACCAGCGTCAGTTGCATTTATTTGACCTAATGTAATTTGAGTAGCTTTTTTGTAGAACTCTGAAAAATCCTGACCTTTGGCAATTTTTTTAATGTATTCAGAGGGTTCAAGCGTAATTGCATTCATACCCCAAAGAATACCAGCTAAATAATCACCTGCTTGATTAACGCAACTAAATGCTGTAGGGTCGTTGATAAAAACATCTTTTTGTTTAATTTCAGGAGTATTTTCATCAAATTCAGAATTAATTTCGTTCGTAATTGCAACATAGTTTTGAATATCACGCCAACGAGGAATATACTTTTGACGTTCAGTTTTTAATTCTTTGAACCTGTCTATAACAAGTTTTGCCTCTTGTTGTGATATATCAATATTTTGCATTGTTTTTATTCTCCATGTAGAAATACATCTTTTTTTCGTTGTAATCAGTAACATTAAAACCCAGAAGTTTAAGCCATTTTATAGTTGATTTATTTGTTTTGTACACGTAATTTTCAAGCCTGCTATATGTTTCAAGCCAATTATTCAAATAGATTTTTGCTTGTTTAATGAAGTAAATAAAGTGTTTAGAAAATTCATCAGTAACTAGTAAACAAACTTCTGCTGTGTTGTTGTTAATTTTTCTGCAGCCAAAGAGCGCAATTGGTAAATCATTCATATCAACTATTACCTGAATTTCGTCTGAATTAATGCATTCAAATTTTAGAATTTCCTTGTAATTTGCGCCAAATTCCTCAATCATTTCTAGTTCATCTTCTTTTTTTAAGTTGTTCAGAATGTAGATGATATAGTTTTCTTTTGATTTTTCGACTTTAAACATTAACCAAAAATCCTGCGTACAGATTGCCCTTGAGAGTCATTAAGTTGAACACCTTTGTTTGATGTTGCAATTAATCTTTGTTTTTTCGCAGCTTCTGTAGTGCTACTTGCTTCTGATGAGGAAGCTGCAGTATTTTCTGTAGAAGTTTGAGTTTGAGCTTTTTTAAAAAAACACATATTTTCCTTTCTAAAAAAAACGGCTGATAAAACGTGAAAAGTATATTACGAGTTCACAGCCATTACTCGCATTATTAGGCGATTAATCAATCAAATTAAATATTTTCGTTCCCGAACAGAGTTCTTTTAGTTTTCTTTTGCGAGCCAAATAAGGTGTTGCCACTTTCAGACTCATTAGTGTAATAGTTGTAAGTGTTAATATTTTTAGCTGTACTATCATCAGATGAAGTAGAAGTAGAAGTAGATGATGATGAACTATTAGCCGTTTTAGTTCCTTTTTTCTTGCCATATTTATAAGCACCAATAACGCTACCTAGAGTAGCCAATAAACCTAATGGAAACATATTTCTCCTTTCATAATTTCATACTTTTATTAAACCAAATTAAAAGCCGTTGAGCTTCCTCGCTTTCATTCCAGTCCTCCCTTTTTAGGGAGGATATAGGTGGGTAGTCAGCCCGCAAGGGGGCAAAAGCAATAAACTTTTAAAAACCACAACATCACCGATTTTGTTGCCAATTGTTGTTAATCACTTGATTAAATTGTTTTTTAATTGCAAATTTATTCGAGATGTTTGCGACTGGACTAGCGAAAGTAAGCGCAAGAGAGTCAGCGAAGTCAGTAGAATGAATTTCAGTACCAGCTACAATTTTTTCTTTTTTTTCGAGTGCAAATCTACCAGTTGCGTCAGAAACTTTCAAATCTGGAATAATTGAAATATCTCTCACAAATTCTTCTATAAATTCGTGGTCTTTGATAAAAACTCCACCTTGTTGCATATACCAAGTACGCATTTTGTCGAACATTTCAGCGCGTCTATTTGCGTATTTTTTGTTGTCATAGGCAGATGAGCCAAATTGTACGAGTTCGACAATCGAACCATAACCGTATGAGTTTAATATGTCATAAACCCCAGTACCGTGCCCATAGTCTATAAAAACTCTATTAGGATTTATAGCTTCAATCAGCCTTGCGAGAATACCAGCCAAACGTACGTTATCCATTTGTTCGTACCTGTAAAACTTCTGAACAACGCGGCCCTGACGGATAGTTATTATTGTTCTATCTGAACTTCTTGCAGGGTCAACTCCAATAACGATTGGCATACCCTCGCCAGATAATACATTTTTTCTTGAAATTTCAATGTAGTTTAGAGGAATTAGCGCATTTGACGTTGTAATAAATGCTTCTTGAATAGTTGACGGATATTCTTGTTTGAACAGATATTCACGACCTTTGAAGTCTGAAAGGAGCTTAGCTCTGCGCCACATTAATTGTTCATCATCAAGATTGTAGAGCTTTTTAAGTTCTAGTTCTTCATCATTCCATTTAATAGCTTCAATAATTGGACGTCTGTATTCTTTTTGTTGATACCACGCGTAAAATAGAGTCATAAAATCAGATGATTTATCGAGTCCAGTTTGAACCATATTGTAGAAATATGCACCATCACCACTTGTTCCATTTGCTGTTGATTCTAAGATAAGTTCAGAGTCAATATTATCTGGAATTGTTTGAAGCATACCAGAAACGATATCATTTGCATTGGGCCAAAACGCAACTTCTGAACCGTGAAAATAGTTGATTGTCATTGAACGACCAACTGACTTGCTTCCAGCTGTACCAACTCTGAAAGATGAATCCGTATCAAGGATTAGTTGTTCAGAGCTATCTGATTTTAAAGGAATTTGAAAATCGGCAGGCAGATTGTCATAATATCTTTTTGCCATTGCAAAAATATTTTTGGCAGAATCTGATTTATCTGCAAGAACGAAAGTATTTTTTGCTTTGTTGAAAAGTGTTTTTGAGAAATATCTAGCTTCCGTGTATGTAGACATACCGACCTGACGAGATTTCAGAAAAACGATTTTGCAGGGTTTTCCTAATTTTTTTCTATGTTCAATTTTCTGATGAGCGTCAAACTGAATGTTAGAAAAATTGAAATTAATCAAACCATTGTTTTTTGTTTTAATTTTGAGAAAATTACTTGCAAAATATGGTAAATTGTCTTTAAGTTTTTGTAAAACTTTAATGTTGTCACTTGTCAATTCTTGCATAGAGTTTGTCCATTTATTTTAATTTGTCAAGTACATCAGCGAGTCCACCACCAGTAACTTGATGTTTGTCGACGAAATGACCAGCCAATTTTCCTTTAAGCTCAACGGCTTTAATTTCTTGAGAGTAGTTCCCTTTGTCTTTTTTGGCTCTAAATTGAATTTCAGATAACTCATCAAAACAGTCTTTCGCGCTGTATTTCAATTCGTCCTCAAAAACCTTTTGTACATTGGTTTTAGCCCAATTTACCCACGGGGTTATCTTAGGGTTTTTCAATAATTTAGAAGCTTCAACATTAATTGACTCATCTTTCATATTGGTGCAATCATAACTAAGGCGATAAGCTTCTGTTGCATTGTTGCCGTTGACAGAATAATGCAAAACAAACATTTGTTGTTTATAGGTTAATTTTGGTAATTCTTGTTCCATAATACTACCTTTTTTTGAGAGGGAGGGATAGATTTTTCTATCCCTCATGGGTTTCTTCCATCGGAAGGCGATTTATGAATAATATTTTTGACAGTTTCAAGTTGATTGTACCAATCACATCTTTTTTGACGAGTAAGAATTAATTGACCTTTGTTGTTGTGAATTTCTTTGTTTACTCCGAAGCAGAAGCCGAACGGACTATTTTTTTTGATGGTAATTTGTTGAGCAGTAATGATTACTTGATGATTTAATTTTTCGCATAATTTTTCGATTGAATTTTTACCAAAGAATGTTTGAACAAAAACTTTTTCGTCGATAATTCTAGTTTCGATTAATTTTGCAATATTTTTTTGACAAACTGGGCATTTACCTATTAGGAGTTTTCTATTTTTGAATTGATTAGTTTCGCACAAAAACCAAGTATCCAATTCTTTAAAAGTTTTGCAATGTTCTAACAATTGACAAACCCCATAAGTCACAAGTCGCCCTGTAGATTAGCGTTAGGCAAGTCCCTTTTGTTGTCCCTCCCGAGTCAGTGTCCCCACTGAAAAACTAGTCGGCTTTTCAAAACAATCTACATTTGGATAATACAACTTTTTTTTGAAAAAAGTCATTAGTAATTAAATAATTAAATAATTATGATAGAGGTTAAAACTCTTTATTTTAAAAGGAATTTTTATTTTAACATTTCTTTACAAACCTTAAATCCTCCATTTTTATTTCCAGTCATAAATCCCAAGTCCTCCCTTTTTAGGGAGGATATAGGTGGGTAGTCAGCCCGAAAGGGGCAACTTCAATAATTTTTCAAAATTCAAAAAAACAAATTCAACTTTAAAAGAAAAACCTCATTTCTAAAAAAAAAATAAAAAATAAAAAAATAAAAAAAATTTTTTTTACTTATAAAAAAAAATAATTTATTTATAAATTATTTTTATAATTTAATTTAATTTAATTTAATTTTATTTTATTTAATAGCATGCGGTCGCATAAAAAATAATAAAAAATAATTTTTAATTTTATGCGGTCGCATAAAAATCGCATTGCATTCGCAATGCGGTCGCATAAAAAATAACTTCTAATTTTATACGTCCGTATAATTAAACAATTATGGATACCATTTTTTTGCACGTCTAAAACCTTTTAATATAGCATTTTCTACTCTAAATTCATAACACTCACCCTTTTTGTCTATTTTGGTGCTGTCATACTGTTGGTCAAATGGTAGGTGATAAATTTTTTCTCCGTTTTTGCTGATATTGCATTTTATTCTAGGAAATTCTTCAAAAGGTTTTTCCTGTATAACTTGTACGTTTAAGTATTCTGCGAACTCTAAAGCTTTATCTGATAACTTAGTTGTCGTTATAAGAACTGGAATGACTTGTTTTTGGGGTTTGTTTTGTTTTTCATATTGAATAGCAGAACCATATAATTGGCAAATATGTTTTTCATGAATAATTTTTTCTTTGCTCCAATATTTACACTGAATGATTAAAATTTCTTTTTCATTTCCAGCAATTACATCTCTCCCCATATCTTCTAATTTCTTTTCTATACCAAAATATTGTACATCATATCCTCTGTTTGAATATTCATAACCAATAAACATTTCATAATCTCTACCAATTTGCCAATTTGATTTTTTTCTACTTGCAATATACCTATCTAAGGCAAGTTGATTTCTTTCGCATTCTCCCAGATTTTCATATTCTTCCTGACTTAGCCATTTTTTTGAATAATCATAATCACTTTTAACATCATCAAGAGTTGTATTATTCTGAATATCACAATAGTTTTCGTCATATCGTTCAAGATACCCCTCCAATTCTGGAAATAAATCGAATAATAGATTATACTCATATTTCATTAATTTGTATTTGATAGAAAACTCTTTAGCTTTTTCTTTTGCCTCTTGAACTTTTTGAGCGGAACTATAAGCAGGACGGTCTTTGCAAGTAAGATGTACATATAAATTGTCAAAATCTTCTTCTTCTTTTTGAACAAGAGTTTGAATTAAACTGTGCAATTTATCTAGTGATTTTTCTTGTCGGACTTCTTCAATTTTATTGTCTATTTCATTTCTTATTTTTTTTATTTCTTCTTTATGTCTTTTTTTAATTAGTCCAATTTCATTTAAACATTCTTCTAATAATTTGGAGGTATTATAAAAATATTCTTTTTGACTAGTAGAAAGTTTTTTATTAGTAATTTTTTCATATAACTTTCTGCAAATTTGTCTATTATTTTTTTCTTCATATTCTAAAACTTTGTAATCATTCTTTATTGCAAATAAAGAACAAATTAAAAAGAAAAAGAAAACACAAATTATTGAAAAAATTACTATTATTCCATCTTCCATATCAATAAATCCTATAATTTTGTTTTGCCTTTTTTGAGTTTAGAAAGGAGGAACAAAATGAAACAAATTTTAGAAAAAATTTTGTATGCATTAATAAAGACATACGGAAAAGAAAAAGCCATTAAAATATTCAAACAATTGCTTGACATGTTAAATTAATCCTTTTTCTTGGATTAATTTTTCAACAATTCGAGCAACGTCTTTTTCTAGTTGTTCGTTTTGTTGCTGATTTTCGTTAAACATTTCACCATCACCACAAATAAGATAATTCATATTTACGTTATATTTTTTAAACATTTCATTCAAAAATTCAAGTGACGGTTTTCTATCTCCACGTTCATAACTTGTGTATGCTCGATATGATATACCAATTTGTGTTGATATTTCATCTTGAGATAATCCTAGTTTCTTTCTAATTTTCTGTAATCTTTCATTATACATAGCTACTCCTTTTGCATGAAGTTTTGTAAAATATTCCAATTTGTGTTGACATATTTACCAATTTGTGTATAATAATAATTATCGTAATTAATTATTTATTTAATTATTTATTACCATAAAAACACGAAAACTGCAAAAAATTGCCGTTTATTTCGTGATGTTGTGGTACACAATATAGGAGATTTAAGAATGATAAAAATTCCCAAAAACAGAGTGCCTGTCAGTATTGCCATTCCATTTGATTTACTTGTATTAATTGATGAAAATGCAAACAAACAAGGCTGTTCAAGAAGTGATTATGTTGTTCAAGCTTTGAAAGACAAAGTTGAACTAGATAAAAACTAACACAAAATTACAAAGGAGAGATTTATGGGTGTTATTAAACTTAAACCGCGTGTAGAAAAAAACAACAAAGTTTCACTATTGCCAAACTGTTTTGTTTTTTTGCTCAAAATGTACAAACAAAAACAAGATGAGATTAGACAACGAAAAATCAATTTTTTAGAACAGCAGGCGCTAGAGTATTTCGAAACAGTTGTACCAATGCCAGAAATTAAGGTTGAAGAAGTTGATATACCATATTTTTTAAAATTTGAAACAGCTTGTAAAAGAAGAAGTCAATTCATTCATAACAAAGTAGCTCAAGTGATGTTAGAAGTTATCACAAATGGCAGAGTTAATGAATGTTATGAAAAAAGAAAAAAAGAACTCAAAAGAATTAAAAAATAAGGTATTCAGATGGCTAAAAAAATTTACAAAGAAACATATTTTCAGCACGACCGTTATGCAAGACAAGACCCCAAAATAAAAAATCTACTAGCACATTTTCGCAAGGTCAGTGAAGATAGAGCAAAGTCAGCAGTACTTATTTACTGGTGGATTATAGAGGATATGCATATAGATGATTATCCAGTAGATAAAATTGAAGCATTTGCAGATGATTATAGATGTGAAGTAGATTTTTTGAGAAGCATATTAGAGGATTTTGAATTATTCAAAATTGAAAACGGATTTTATATTTCAGATAGAGTTTTACGAAATATGGAACAGCAAGGAAACAAGCTAAAACAAAAACAAGGTGCAGCGAACGCAAGATGGTTGTTATCAGCTTTTAACAAATGCTATGAAAAAGAATTTGGCGAAACACCAACGCTTGATTGTAACGAGATTGAAACATTGAAAAAATATAGCAGTTCTATTGAGGGTTTCAAGGAAAAATTACCAGATGTAATTTACACATTAAAAAATCTAAAATTCCCTACAGATATGACTTTCGTACCAACGGCACATTGGTTGCTAAAGGATAACAATTTTACAAAACTCATAGATGGTGAGTTTGGGAAATTGAAGCATAGGAAAAGCAAACAGGAAATAAAGCGAGAGGAAAAAGAGCGAGAGCTTGAAAAGGCGGAGCAGAATAAACCGAGCGAGTTAGAGCTTGAGATTGAAAAAGTGCAGACTCGTGCGGAAGCACTTGAATTGATAATAAGAAATACTACGAAAAGCAAATTAGGATTATTTATAAATCCAAATTTGGTGGGATTACAGCGAAAATTCAATATAAGTAAGAAAGATATAGAGGGCGCATAAGATGTATAAAGTGTATGTATCAAGGTATGCCAAAAATTGTGATTGGTTTGAAGTTGAAGTCACCGATATTGAGGACACTGATGTCAAAGATAAATTTGACAAAAGTAAGCTTGTATTCACCGCGCAGAACGAAAACGGTTCAAGTAATAAATGCATATATTGGAGCAGAATAAACTTAAATATTGGAGATAGATTACAAATTTACGGATATAAAAAACAAAATGTCTTTATTTGTAGGAACTTAAAAAGACTGCAACAAAGCCAATAATAATTACACGACACAAAGCCAGTCCTCCCTTTTTAGGGAGGATATAGGTGGGTAGTCAGCCCGCAAGGGGCAACTTCAATAATTTTCAAAATTCAAGAAAAAACGACGTGGTAATCGCAAGGTTTATGAACAAAGTCAAAGAGATTTTTCATACTTGTAGTCAAGCCCAAATTAAAAGCCCCGCTGGGCTAAGTCCTCCCTTTTTAGGGAGGATATAGGTGGGTAGTCGACCCGCAAGGGGGAAAGCAAAAAGGAGAGAACAATTTGAAAGAAGAAGAATTTGAAACAGAAAGGGATTTTAAAAGGAAGTATCAAAGCAATATGTACGTGTGTAGTAATTGTCATACATTAATAAACGATAAATACACTTGTCCAAATTGTGGTTGGCGGTCAGACGGTTTATTCAAAACAATGGGTAAAGGTTATAGGTACAGTATAAAGCAAACAGGTAAAACAGAAGAAATTTTCAAACCAATAGAATTAATAAACAAAGGAGCATAAATGGAAGAAATAAGAATAATAGTAAACAAAACAGAATTTAAAAAAGCAATCAAGGCGCAATCAAGATTTTCTTTAAAGGGCAAGAATGTTGAGGGAAGTCCATTAAGTACAATCAAATTTAGTATTGAACAAGGTTTTTTAATATTAAGTTCAACTGATGGCTTTGAAGCGTTGCAAACTCAACTTGAAATAATAAGTGGAGAAAATGACATAGAAGAATATGAATTTTATTTATCTAGTGAACAATGTTCTAAACTTGTATTTATAAAAACAAAATTTTTAGATGAAATTAAAATTTTGAAACATGGAGAAAATGTTGAATTTTATGATGAAGAATATAGCACATCACAAATTTTAAAAATAAAGGATTTTAAAAATTTTCCAGATATAGGCAGATTGTTTAATGATAAAAATAAATTCAAAATAGCTATTTCACAAAAATTATTAAAAGACATTACATTATTAACGACTTCAAAAGGTTATATAGAAATGTTACTTAATCCAGATGACTCAAGCGAAAAAATACAATGTTTTTCAACAACCAAGTATTCAACACAACGAGCCTGCATAGTACCAATAAATTTAAATGAAGAACAAGATTTAAACGAAGAAGTAAAATAAATCTCAAAAATTGCGTTGAAAAAATGGATAAGGTTATGAAATTTATTAACAAAACATTTATGTAGAGGAGTAAAAACAAATGAAATTAGAAAAATACACTAAAAAGCAAGAAGCTGTGGTTAATGCAGGTATGACATTATGTGTTGAATGTCCGAATGGATATTATGGCGACAAATCTTGTGGTGCTTCTGGAATGCAACGGCTTAACCTAAAAGATACAAGTGGTTGTTTTAGACCTAAGTCAGAGAAGCAAGTATGAAGCGAACAATAGATTATCTTACGAATGAAATAATTAAATGGGAAAACTTATATGGACAAGCATATACATATTGTTATGATGAAACAGGTAGTATAAGAAATGGCATAAGTATAGATGATAGAATGTTTGATTGCTTGCACCAATCTAAGATGGTGTTACAGGTATTAAATAAAGTGAAAAGAAATAGAAATAAACCAGTTATAAGACAAGAGTTAAGAAAGTATCACATAAAGTATTAGCAAGGATTATGAACAAAGTCATAAATTCCAGTCCTCCCTTTTTAGGGAGGATATAGGTGGGTAAACGACCCACAAGGGCAACTTCAATAATTTTCAAAATTCAAGAAAAAAACGACGTGGCAATCGCAAGAATTATGAACAAAGTCAAAGAGATTTTTCATACTTGTAGTCAAGCCCAAATTAAAAGCCCCGCTGGGCTAAGTCCTCCCTTTTTAGGGAGGATATAGGTGGGTAGTCGACCCGCAAGGGGGGATAAATGCGGAGCGCGGAATAATAATTCAAGGTAGACACCTTGCAAGGGGGCAACCACAACAAAACAACAAAAACATAATTTCCTAGACTAAACTATTACGCGGGGTAGACCCATTTGTACTTGTAAACTATTAAAATAATCTACCCCTTTTTTTTGAGAAAGGAGAAGCAATGGAAAAAACGATTCAAGAAGAAATAAAAAGGACGCAATTATTCAATTCAATGATAACTGATACAAAGGACATGTTAGAAGAATTTATAAAAATATCGAATGGAGCTTTAGAGAAAAAGCATATTTTCAATTGTTTTGTAAATAGATTAAGGCGCGAATTAAAGATAAGCGAGGAGGATGGGGAAAAATAAAGAAACATTTTGTTGAGTCAACAAGATGGTAAATAAGTAGTAAAAAGAGGATATATAATAAATAATGGAAATAGAAGAAGTAAGAGAATTAAAAATCGAGTATATAGAACCAGCGGTTGAATATGACGGAAGAAAGGAGCATGCGCGATTAGTGAGGTTTGTAAGTTTATTTGCGCAAGTTGGTTTTCAAGAAATTGCATTAAATCCAAGTACAACAATACATAAAAATTATTCTGAAAATTATTCTGAAAAATAATTTTTGTGTATAATTTAGGATATGGAATAAATGGAAAAGGGTTATGGCGATAAAGAAGAAATGTGTAATATATGTGCGTGTATCGACGGAGGAGCAAACGCATGGATATTCATTAAATGGGCAAGAGAGAATTGACAAAGATTTTGCGGCTTCATTAGGTTATGAGGTAGCGAGGGTTTTCAGGGAGGAGGGAATATCTGCAAAAGATTTAAACCGACCGCAATTGCAAGCGTTGATGAAGTGGGTAAGGGAGAACGCGACAGAAATTGACGCAATTATATTTTGGAAGTGGGAGCGTATATCGAGGGGTACAGAGTACGATTATGCGATTTTAGGTAGATTTTTTGAGGAGTGTAAAATTATACCGTTGTCAGTTACGGAGTGTAATGAGCAATCTCCAGAGGGAGAGCTTTTAAGGTGGATAACAAAAGGCACAAACTTATATGAGAGGCGAAAAATTTCGCAGAGGACGGCAATGGGAATGGAGCAGAAAGCGAGGGAGGGAATAAGGCCCTGTAAAGCACCTATTGGATATCTTAATCGAGAAGATGAGAATAAGAAAAAAGTTATAGTTGTCGACCCTAAAACGGTTCATTTTGTGAAGAAAGCATTTGAGTTATATGCAACAGGCAATTATTCATTTAAGCGAATAGGGGATACATTGTTTGATGACGGATTTAAAAACCCCAAGACTGGAAAAAAGTATCCGCCAAGAAAATTTGAATGGTTGTTGAAGAACGGATTTTATATCGGGCAAATAAATTATAAGGGTGCTGTATACGAGGGGAAGCAAGAGCCGATTATATCGAAAGATTTATTTTATCAGGTGCAGAGTATGTTTGGTCATAAGAAGCCAAAAACGCAAAAATTAAATTTTCCTTATACCAATATGATACGGTGTGAGAAATGTGGCGAGCATAATTTGTCAGCGGAGATGAAACGCGGAGCGCATAATTCAGGCGAATATATTTATTATAGATGTAGGTGCGGAGTAAAGGCGCTAAAGCAAGAGGAACTGGAGAAAGCTTTTGTTGACATGCTTGAAGATATTTATATTCCACCAAGTGAGATTAATCTAATGAAAGATGAAGCGAAAGAGCTTTTGCAGTCTATAAAGGATTATGAAAACAGTATTGAGAGCCCAGTTGAAGTTCAGAAAAAAATTGAGCAAATAAAAAGCAGGATAAAGAAAAGTTACGCAGATAAGTTGGACGGAAATTTACCTTATGGCATGACAAATGGAGAATGGGGACAATTAATGCAACAATGGGCTTCCGAACTCAGTAAGTTGGAGAAAAAGCTTGAGGAACGTAGAGAAAAGAGTAAGATATTGTATAACCGAATGAGCCTAATAATGGCATTTTGCAATCAATTACCAGAACTGTTCAGACTAGCAGAACCAGAGGTAAAGAGGGAGATAATACAGACATGCGTCCGAACCCTAAGCTATGACGGTGAAACCTTAAAAACAGAACTCTTTCCGATATTTTATAAGCTAAAATATTGGCGAAATGTTAAAAATGGGGCGGGTGATGGGAATCGAACCCACGAATATCGGAACCACAATCCGAGGCCTTAACCGCTTGGCGACACCCGCCATTTCGTATTTCTACTTTAATATAAACATAGCTTTTTTTCAACTTTTAATTTTTTATCAAATTTTATCTCGCAATATGAAACTTATGGAATTAAAAAATCGGAACGACAAGATTTGCACGACAAACAAGGCGAAATTTGAGCCGTAGTTTTGACACTTCACGTTTTTAGATTTTCTTTTGCATTTTCAATAGAAAATCTTATAA